AGCGGTAGTGATATAAGAATTAGTTCTGCTCGCGGTGATAATTCAGATGGAACTGGGTTCGGCTCAGCTGGCACAAAGAATTATACCTGGAGCTCTATGCTATCTAATATGGGAACTATTATATTCAATTATAATACTACAAGAACAACAGGAACAGGAACAGCGGCATCGAGTTACGGATGGAATAATTTACCTGGAACAAGCACACAGATTTTTGTTCAAAATGCACCAGCCGGTAATTATTCTCCAAATGATTACTTTATTTTTGCTACTAAACTTTCATCTAGCCAATTACAAATTGTTATTCAATGGCAGGATAACGATGTTGGACACGTAGGAACACCCGGCACAATTGACGAAAACGTAACTGGTTATTTGTATAGTTATGTTCAAGCCCACTATGCTACTGGGGCAAATGTTTCAATCCCATTACCTCCAGCTTCCACTTCAAGTATAGGTTAATCTCTTGACAAGATAATTAAAGTAGTGTATTATATACATTACGGAGATTGTCTATGGATGAAAGAATTGAAAAAGCGTTTGAAGTTGCTAACTATATGGCAACACTTAGTAATCAACGCAGATTAGCGGCCGAAGAATTTAATCAAAAGATTGTATATTACATTAACGGCGCAACATTTAAAATTACACCTGAATTAATCGGATTTGTATCGGTAATGGCAGATAGACCATTTGATCTAATTCTGTTAGATTCAAATAATTTTCCAGTAAAAATTGAAAATCCTAAAAAGTTTTTAGCTGATATTATTGCAGTATACGATACTACCTCTAAAGATTATTTGGCTAAGATTACAGCTATTAAGTCAAAACGCAAGATTGCGGATATGGTTGATCTATGACAACCGGAGCAGTAATTTTTGCTCAAAATAATGATACTGTTGATTATGTAAAATTAGCAGTATTTGCCTCCAGACGCATACAAAAATTCTTAGATATTCCTGTCAGCATAATAACAGACAGTAGAGGCTGGCTTGAGCAATCTTATCCTGATCACGGATTTGATAAAATTATAGATGCTGAAATATCTAACAAATATTATCGTAAAAGATTCCATGACGGATCTTTAGCATCAAAAACTTCTGAATGGAAAAATCTTTCTAGGACTACAGTATACGATTTAACTCCATATGATAAAACTCTAGTTATTGATAGTGATTATATTATTAATTCAGATATATTAAGATCTGCGTTAAACAAAGATGAAGATTTACAGTTATACAGAAAAAGTTTAGATTTAGCTGGTTGGAGAGAAAATAAGCAATTTCAACGCATAAATGAATTTTCAATTCCATTTTATTGGGCTACTACTTTTATTTTTAAAAAGAATAATGTAACAGAATCATTTTTTTCTCTAATAAAATATATAAAAGAAAATTGGGATTATTATACTGCTTTGTATAATATTGAGTCTATTTTGTATAGAAATGACTATGCATTTAGCATTGCTATACATATTATGAATGGTAATCAAGAAGGGTATTTTGCACAAGAACTTCCAGGCACGATGGTGTATACTACAGACAAAGATTTGTTAATCGGTATTGACGATACTAAATTAAAATTCTTAGTCGAAAAACAAAATCATCTAGGTGAGTATATTGTATCAACTACTACTAGACTAGATGTGCATGTTATGAACAAAATAAGTTTAAGTCGGTGTTTAGATGAGTAAAGGTTTTTTAGTTTTTGCACAAAATACAGATACTGTTGATTATATTCAACAAGCCTACGCACTGGCATTAAGTATACATAATAGCCAAGAAGAAGTTACAAATATCTCATTAGTTACAAATAGTTTTGTTCCTAACAAATACAAATCTGTGTTTGATCAAATAATTTCTATTCCTTATTTTAAAGATGTAGCGGACAGTCCGCTACAAGCAGAACACAGATATCAATTATATAGTGCAACTCCCTATGATGAGACTATTGTGCTAGACGCTGATATGCTAGTCCTAGAAGATATAAGTGATTGGTGGACATTTTGTAAAGATTATAATATTAAATTTTGTTCAAAAGTTAAAAATTATAAACAAGAAATAATAACAATTGATCCTTTTCATAGAAAATCTTTTATAGCCAACAAGTTATCTAACCCATATTTTGCTTTACATTATTTTAAAAAATCAAAACAGGCTGAAATTTTTTATAAAATGTTAGAGTATGTTGTAAACAATTGGGAATTATGTTGCGGACAATTTGCTCCTAAAGAATATCAAAAATGGATTAGTATGGATTTAGCCAGTGCCATTGCTATTGATATTTTAGATATGCAGGATATTGTAGATCCTATTAATCCTCTTGAATTTATTCATATGAAACCTATGTTACAAGGATGGACAATGCCTCCTGCTAGTTGGCAAGACATAACTATATCTTACTATGCAAATAAAACTTTGTGTGTTAATAATATACAGCAAGGAAGAATTTTTCACTATGTAGACAAAGATTTTCTAACAAAGTTATTGATTGGAGAATTAGAAAATGTCTAAATATTATCTACATTACAATCCGGAAACAGGTGAAATCTTATCTGTTAGCAATGAACAAACAAACGATAATGTAGTTGAAATTGATGCCGAAACTGCTGGATCATTTATGAGTGGATCCAAAAAGTTTTTGCATCATTATGTTGATATAAACGCAAAAAAACTTAATTCAAAATTATCAGATAATATCTCATCTGCAAACGGTTTAACTATTTTAGATAAATCATTAAAGGACGGAGATATAAAAATTCAATGGTTAAATAACCATGGTTGGAAAATTTTATCAGCAAACGCAATATCCCCTGTGAATTTTTATATTTCTTACAAAAATTTAAATTTTATTATTAGAAAAATAAATGCAACAAATGAAAATTTAAATCAGTTAATTCCGTTTGAACACGATTTTGAAAACGATATTAATAATATTTTTATCTCAACAAAAACAACAGATACAAAATATGGATTCTTAATTTGGAGGCCCAATGACAATTAAAATAATAGAACAAGACATTATATATCTTAGTTATGATGAACCTAATGCTGAGAAAAACTATGCAGATTTATTGACAAAAGTGCCTTGGGCAAAACGTGTTCACGGAGTTAAAGGCAGTGATGCCGCACATAAAGCCTGCGCTAATATTAGCGAAACAGAATATTTTGTTACAGTAGATGGTGACAATATTATTGATCCAAAGTTTTTAGAAGTAGAAATAGACATAGAAAAATTGGGATTAACTCCTAATCATGTGTTCAGCTGGTGTGGTAATGTCCATGTTAACGGTCTTATGTATGGTAACGGTGGACTTAAATTATGGACACGGAAGTTTGTTAACGAAATGAAAACGCATGAAAACTCAGACCCTAATGACACAAAAGGTCTAGTAGAGTTTTGTTTCGATGATTTATATTATCAGTTTAATGAAAACTATAGTGAAAGTTTTACTAACGAAACTCCTTTCCAAGCATGGCGAGCAGGATTCCGCGAAGGCGTAAAAATGAGCCTCGATCAAGGTGCAAAAGTAGCAGATTTAAAAACAGTATGGTGGCAAAACTATCATCGATTGTTAGTTTGGTGCTCAGTCGGCGCAGATGTAGAAAATGGCATTTACAGCATACTAGGGGCTAGAGAAGGCGCCGCCTTGACTAACTGCACAGATTGGGACTATTCCAACGTAAGAGACTTTGATTACTTGACTAATTACTGGAACGACCACTATGAAAACGCACTCGATGAAGAAAAGGTAAAACAAATAAATTTCTATGGAACAGAACTTAGAGAAAAATGTGGATTAGAAATTGCTAATTTAGATCCGGCTGGCAGCAAATTCTTTAAAACAGTTTATAACAATACACCACGTATTATCAGGAAACGTTAATGTATGATATAGCATTTATATCTTACGATGAAAAAAATGCAGGTGTTAATTTTTTAAAATTAATGTCTCATGCAACTAAAAATCGTGTATTTAGGATACATGGTGTTAAAGGCATTCATCGAGCACATATAGAAGCTGCCAAACAGGCAACTACTTCTATGTTTTATGTAGTAGATGCTGACGCTAAAATATTACCTAATTTTAAATTTAACTTAAAGTTAGATCCTAGCGAAGAAGATATTGTTCATGTATGGCGCAGCCGCAATCCTGTTAACAATTTAGAATATGGTTACGGTGGAGTTAAATTATTGCCTACAGATTTAACTTTAAATATGAATTTATCTAATCCAGACATGACTACTAGCATATCTCCTAGATTTAAAGTTATGCCGGATGTTAGCAATATTACAGCATTTAATGTAGATGCCATGAGCACGTGGCGTAGTGCTTTTAGAGAATGTGCTAAATTAGCTAGCAGAGTAATTACAGACGAATATGACGAAGAAACTGAACAGAGATTAAACGAGTGGAGATTTAATACTAATAAAGAACCATTTGCTGAGTATGCGCGAGGCGGTGCTAGTGCAGGAGAATGGTTCGGAAAGACATATAAAACAGACAAAAAAATGCTAGCCAATATAAATGATTATAATTGGCTAGCATCGGAATATTACGGGCATATTGAACAATACCCGCCCGAGACTTTTAAGTAACAAACTCTCCAGCCATCGGAAATATAGTAGATATTACTTGGGCACACGCTTTAGCTACTTCTCGATGTTCTAATTGAGTTCCACTAGACGAGCGCAGTTCGATAAAATGGATCCAAGAACGTAATGTTCCGTTCATATAAATTCTACTTTCAATAAGACCTTCTGGTAAAACAGCACGAGCTTGTTCTTTAGCAATACCCTTACTAATAGCCCATTCATATGCATCTCGACTTTGTTTAATAACGAGGTCTTGCATACGTTCCCAT